GTCAAAGATCCACCTGTAAAAGGCGTTTTGAGAGATCTTGTCTCCGTTTGTCCTAAAGGTAAAGAAATACAAATAGTTTTTTGCATCTTCATTTACCATGACAATGGTATTGTTAGCAGAAGACACCGTTACGGAACCAAAATTAAATGGCAAATAGTCCTTGCAATGGCTGGTCATTTCCATGGACGTAGAGAATTCATCCGAAAACCCAGAACCGCTAAGGTACATGTACATTTTCTTGGAATCCATAAAGAACACATTGTTTGCCATTTTTTGTGGCATGACCAACTTGGATGTGCTGAAGAATGAGGTTGGTCTGAACTCGACGTTAAACGGGGAAATACCGACATCGGAGGATCCGCCACGGACTTCAAACTGAACCGAACCAGACGACAAGACAAACAAGATCTGCTGGAAGGGAACGATATGGCTCAAGCGGTTGTAACTTCCAACGGAAGCCTGTACATCGATTGGATCCGTGTCTGTTACTGCGTTTACATCGTTGATCCAGAAGTCAAAGAAATCTCCAGAAACGGATGCAGCAAGCGAGTTATCCATGGCAATCCACAACCTGTTCTTCCAGATAGCCATGGATTGGATCTTTTCTTTTTTGTCAAAACCAGCCAGACCTGGGTTGCTTAATTCGGTGCCCGATCTACGAGCAGCCATTGGCATATGCCTAATTTTCCAGACACCGTTATCTGAAAAATCCTTGTAGATAATAATAGGCATCCGTCTATGGTCGATCACCGAGTTTGGGCTTTCCGATCTTACCCGTTCAAAATACGGATTCTTGGAATATCTAGTTGCTCTATAGAACCCAGCAGGAAAAGACAAGTATGGATTTCTTGTAAAATACACCTTGCCAAATCCCCTATAGGTGTTGCTGTCGGCTTCTCTTTCCAATGGTAGGAAAGGAGAAGTGACATGACCAAAATCGCCAGAGGACCAGAAAGGGCTTGTTGGGGTTGTTATCTTGTTTGGAAAGTCGTAATAGTCTTTCAGCATGCGTTGCGCCTTAAAACCATTGGCATCGCTTACATCGGACTTTACCTCGCTTGCTGGATACTGGGGAATAATGCTAAAATCGTTTAAACTTTGACCTTCTTCCTCTTCTTCTTGCGTACCTGGGTTAATCACAAATTCAATGTTGTCTCGTACATTGGTCCAGTACAAGCCATCGTTAATTAAGTCTTCCAGATTTGGGGAAACACCTTGTGGACCAACGCTTGTCTTGTAGTTTATCGTATCACCAGAGTGAATGAATGTGTTGACATTTGTAGTCCAACCAACAGCACCGACTAAATCGGCTTGGGAGTTATCAGGTAGATACCCTGTTTCTACGAGTTTGTTCCAAAGAATCAAACCAACCTCAAAATCAATGCTTCCAAATGTGTTCTTTATCTGTGTTGGTGCAATTGTTTTTGCTTCGTTGGCAATGTTATATGCCTTGGTTGTACTGCCAGAACCATAAGTCAGGTATTCATAAATACCTCTATTAAAATTTGCTGGATTGGAATCCACGGTTTCCCTGACCCATTCTGTTGGTTCTATTCGATAGACGGATACAAAATCATCAGCAGCTACATCATCAAAGTAATTGGTACTGCTGTATGGATTTACTGGTTGCCCAGCTCTGTTGATGACAACACAATACCTGTTGAATCCATCTACATCTATGAAATGAAAGTAGATGTTGTCGGGGTTAAAACCAGCTGGTGCCTGAATGTTGTTGAGTTGGAGATAGGAAGAACCACCATCTGCCGTGACTCTGGTCAAGGGAGGTCTTTTTTCGACTGATCGCTCCAAGGTAACCAAGCAGTTGTCAAGGTTTTCCGCTTCGCTGACAAGGCGTTTTGTGGGGGCTTGTCTTCCGACACCACCACTAAGGGAATTGATAATCAGTCGTGTAGTTGGCATTAGAACCTCGTTCTTGTGTAGTATGGATCTCTAGACAGGATACCACCCCTGCTTACGGCTGCTGCTGTGCCGTTGTCACCAAGGAAGATGGATCTGTTCTTCTTGAAGATGTCAGACGCACGGCCTCTTGACATGTGGTATTGTTCTCGCATAGCCATACGCTTGTCTATTTCTAGATCACCCTGGGTTGTCATTTGGTACTCTCTAGCGGCCATTTCCATGATTGCTCTTTGCAGGGGTGAGTCGATGTCATCCCAACCGTAATTGGCGGCTTCGTTACCGAGAAGGACAATAACCTCTATCTTTAACTTCTTGTCAAACACATCCGTCTGCTTGGTGATGTTGAACAACCTTGTAGGATTGGACTTAAGTGTAGTCTGGATCACCTCCCCCGTCGATGGATCGTACAGAGGTTCAACAACCTGAGCATAACAAGCATCGGATGGCAGGATAATCCTGCCTGTAATACTATCTGGAGTATACTCATTGACAAACCTGTTGTTTGCCACGCCTCTCATTACTGTGCTTTTTATCGTCTGGTTAAGGATGAATTCGGCTACCTGGGTATCTACTCCAGAGTCTTGATTAAGATCTGAAACTAGATGTTCCCCAGATGACAACAACATGTGATTGATTGCATCTTTGTAACTGTATATTCCCATTTGTCCTCCATGAAAAAAATACCTAGGGGGCCTTTCGACCCCCTAGGTACGGTTGTTAACCAAAATGTGCTAGCTAAACGCTAGGCTTAGGCAACAGCGGTATAGTTACCCTGAATTGCACCGCAAAGTTCAGGACGAAGAATACCAGCACCAGCCATGATTGAGCTTACGGTGAAGAATGTTCCTCTACGGACATCCTTGGTAGACTCAACCTTCATACCCTGAAGACGCAACGAGCAAACAGCCGAACGCTGCCAAATCAAAGCCTTGATTGGCTTAAGTACGTCAGATGTGGCTACAACACCGTTGCTTGTGATTTGAACAAGATCGGTTGGATCGTTGTTGCTTGCACCCATGTAGCCGTGCCAGTTAAAGTTGTATTTGGGATCACCAAGGTCACCAATAACGTTGACGGTATCGTTGTTGCTGAACTGACCAGTTGCTGCATCGTAGCCCGCAGCCGCAACATTGGTTGCACCAGATGTCACGACAGAGTGATCAAGCTCAAGAAGGTGGTTGCTCTTGACGATCTTGACACCCATGTACTCAAGGGTTTCCTGCAACCCGAACATGCCCTGGCCGAGGGAAGCACCGAGACCACCAGCTTCAGCGACACCGCCGAAGAATGGACGTCCAGCACCACCAACAAGACCAGTGGCATCACGGGCAATACCAAGAGCACGGATGTCATGGAATGCCTGTGGAGTCACAGCGCAATACACTTCACCCATGGTTGCGTCGATTTCAGAGAGACGAACCATGTAACGCTCAAGGTAGTCGAGAAGCAACAGGGCAGCGTCTGTTCTCTGGGTTTGGGTTGCACCACGCAAACCGAGGAAATTAAACGCAGCGTTTGGGGCAAGAACTGGCGATGAACCAAAGTTCATACCACTGTAGTCTGAGCTAAATGGAGCCCGTGCGGCAGTAAACGCACCCTTTGCAAGCATGCAAGCAATTTGCTTGTCACGAATGTAGCTCAACTTAAGACCAGCCTGACGAGCCAATTCGGCGCGGTAATCCCACTGAGTAAGCAACAGGTGGATGTCGTCAAGTTCAAAGTATGCAGCCATTGGACGCTGGTCCAGCGAAATGTCAAACCAACCTGGAGTCTGGATACCGCTGTTACCAAGCAATTCCTGACCAGCTTCCCAGATACCGATGTGGTTAACCGTACCAGTGATTGGGAAACGCTTAGTTGTTCCTGATTCAATGGTTTCGGTTGTAACCATTGGTTCAAAAATGTTGTATTGATCGTAGGCGTTGATTACTTCGCCTGACCAAATAGGAAGCCAATACGAAGGATCAGTAGCACCAGATACTGAAGGAATGCTGTTTTGCGAAGCACCCTGACCACCTTCTGGCCAAGATTTTAATTGATTTGGGTTTGATGGGTGTTGGGTGGTATAGCCAAGTGACCCAAGTGGGAACATTTGTGCTGTTGATAGACTTTCTGGCATGTTTGTTTCTCCTTATGTGAAACTTTTTCTCTCTTTTAAATAAATGAAGGAGAAACCATCAATTGTTCCGTGTCCTTAGTGGATTGTACGGAGTTAACGATTTCTTGAATAGCCGTATTTAGACGTATTAACAACCATTTCTTCTACTGCTTTTCTATAGTTTGGATCCACACGATATCGTGGATCTCTCAAAGCAGACTGTTGTTCTACAAGGTTCTTAAACACCTGTACGGATTGCGGAACTGCCGAGGGGTTTACCCGATTGGGTGTTGCCTTGGGTTCCTGTGATTGAGGTTTGGCCGTGGTTTGGTTGTACTCTGCCTGAAGACCCAATAGGACATTCTTGTACGCATTGGTCCTAAGCGACTTGTTGATGGCATCGATCTCGCCCTGCGGCTTGGTCTCCTGCGCCCACTTAAATAGACGCTTGAGGTTGTCATTCCCTCCGACAACATCCGCCGCATTCTGCCAGGACTGCTTGGCTAGCGCCTTGCGGCCCTGGATGAGCTGTTCGATGATAACATCTTCAGCACCCATCTTGTCCGCGATCTCCTTGCGTGTTGCTTCGCTTACGGCTCCAGTGGTATCGATTTCCGATCCCCACCGCAGCCAATCTTCCGAAGTAACCTTTGCCTGAGGCTTTGGTTCTGGGGGCTTGATGCTTAGTTCTTCTGGTACTCCAGAAAGATCCTCGGTCTTCTGTGGCTGTACAGATTCGGGCGAGTCCCCCACATAATTGGGATTGTTCGTTCCGTTTTGATTGTACTGCTGCTTGAGGGCAGCAATTTCCTGTCTGGCCTGGGTAAATCCCTTGCGGGCTTCCATCAGGCTGTTGAACCAGTCGTCAGCAGACTTGAAGTTGGCTGGAATTTTTTGACCCTGATCCTGAACGAATCTGTTGAACATGGCTCGTTCATGGACGGTCTGGGGATTCTCGGCTGGAGTTGGGTCTACGATAACTGGGGGCTGCTGAGTCCCGACAGGCGTGGATTGTTCAGCATTGATTGGATCTGGCATTTAACTCTCCTACTTCTTTGGTTTCTTAGAATCGGGTTTAGGTCCTACTTTTTGTAGGACATACTTCTTTATATCTTCTGAGGTTTTCTTTTTCATTTCTTGATCTTGTTGAAGATTGCTCTTCCAGTAGTGTGGATTTTTGTTTCCTCTACTGACAAAGTACCAGTGGTGTTGTCAACATGACCACCCTCAAGGTAATCCAAGACGGCATTATTGTTTGCGTTGGTTGTGGATGTCACCAATGTGTATACTTCATTTGGTGTATTGGCATTTGCTATAAGCGTAGTTGCAACTTCATTTCTACTTGTGACAACAACGTTACCAAGATCCTTTGCAGTTGCACTAAGAAGCTGCTTGAGTCTATTTTCGGATGTCGAGGTAAGTCCAGTACTACAGGTAAGCCTACCTACTTTAGTAGCATCGGTGGTATCAATGTATGCCTGAAGGGCAATTGAATATGCTTGTTGGATTGTGATTGCTGGCATGTTTGTTCTCTCTATTTAAGTTTCTTAAGTAAGTGTAAGCCAGTAGTTTGGTAATCACTATCGGTGGCTGTTACTTCGGTGTCGGTATCTTCAAAGTTATTGTACAACTGCATGTGAGCTAGGTTGCGCCACACAGCACAACGATCAACGCATATAGTATAAACACCAGGGATTGTTGAAGTTCCGCCTCCTTTCAAAGACGCAATCCCAGCATATAATGGGTTTCCTCCTGTGTTAAAAACCCAGTCATTTCCTGTTAAATCACCAATACTTTGAGTAGTTCCTACTTGAGATTCATTCACAAAAAAGGAAATGTTTCCATTATTAAAAGTTACACGAAGATTAACAGAAGAAAAAACACTTGCATTTGTGTTTACTTGGTAAGCAAATTGGGTGCCTTCTTCATTTAGAAGGTTATCATCTGCAACAATCACAGCCCACCAAGTCATGCTTGTATTGCTGTTTCTAACACCAATAAATCCAAACCCATTTCCACTTCCCAAAAATGCTGGAAGTCCACTACCTAACCAACCATTTTGTGTATGTAAGTATCTAAAACCAACCCAAAATTGAGTATGGTTTCCGTAAAAAAGTCCAGATGGTACAAAAGTTTGGTTAAAATCAAAAGGTTCTACATAACCTGTAAAATCTAATGAACAGTTCACTGTATCAGTGACATACATGTAACCAATAACAGTGTTACTAGCCTCGGTTATTTCGTTTCCATTTCTCTGAAACTTTACATCATGCAGCAAACCACGGTTAAGCAAACTTGTGGTTTCTCCGCACTTAACCTTAAGTATGTTGTTTTCAACACCCACAAAACCACCAGTAAAGGTAGACGAGTGTCTGTTAATCCTGTAAAAATTACCAAGAGATTTACCGTTAGTCCACTTTATGGCCGTATTTACTAAATTACCGCCAGATTTAAACACCAAACCAGCACTTTCTGAGTCAGATGAAGATGCCAGTGTGTACACAGAACTTGCTTCTTGATAAAGATTGGGAGCTGATGTTGTAAAACTTGGTTGTGTAAAGGTGTACCCGCTAGGATTCAGCAAGGTTGTGCTTGGTAAACCCTGAAAAGTTGCCCTAAAGGGATAGTTTGCACCCCTTTGCAAGGCAAAAACCTGGGGAAAGGAGATAATCCTAGACATCTAATACTCCTTATGGGTTTCCAAGTGGATTGTAGGTTACATAGAGTAGTTGAGTAATATCTACGTTTGCGGTAGAGCCGTCAGCTACAAAAGCAGTACCAGCCTTTAGATTTCGTAAAGCTAAGACTTGCTGACAGGGTATTGTTACCTGGCCTACTCTATCCAACCAAAGATCACCCAAAACCCCAGTACCAGCATAAGCAATAACATGGGTTGTTCCTGAAGGAACTATTTGAGTAGTCCACAAATTAGTACCAGGGGTTGTTCCTGTAGAAGCTGCGGTAACTGGCATGTTTAGGGTATAGTAACCCCTACCGCCGTTTCCTGACCCATCTACAGTTGTGTCTACAATACCAGGTTTGATAAACCCAGTAACTCCAGTTAATGTTCCTGGATTGGTTGCTAAAGCAACAGTAACAGAGGTAGTGCTTGCATTGGTTGCAGTATATGTTCCATTTAAAGCAGCAACAGACGAACCCGAAATTGTTACGGTTTGCCCAGAAATAGTAGCAACAGGTAAGGCTGGGTTAATGGTAATTGTTAAAACATTAGTAGCCCAAGAAAACCCAGTTACAGCATAGTTAACAGGACTTTCTTTAGCAATAATTCTTGCGCCGTTTTGAATACCAGAAGCACTAAGACCACGAATAAATACAAATGGACTTACCCTGATTGGAGCCGAAGTAGATGCCAAAACAGCTCCAGCTGTTGTTGAACCTAGTACAATAATTTCTGTTGGTGCTCTACCCACAGCATTAGAAAAAGCATATGATACGTTACCAGCAAGTACGGCAGAAGGTAATGTACCAGAGTTTCCAATTATATCAATGGATCCGCTTTGTGGAATCATTTCTTCCTCCCGCACATGCACTTATGCTTTGACTTTGACTGGGTTTGCTTTTTGGTTGATTTCTTCTTATACATGTTATCCTCTCTTTTGAAATCCTTTTAGGGTTTTGGCTAGGTTGCATTGTCTTTTTGTCTGGGTACTTAGGCTACCAGACTTACAGTAAGCTCCTATGGATTTACCAGCGGCTTTTGCTTTCTTAGTCAAAGCACCTGGTCTTTTAATAGCTTTGGAAATCCAATTCTTTTTTGCCATGTTCTATCTACCTTGTTTTGTGTCTTTATGATTTAAGTTTAAGCAGAGATAATTCGGTATTTAGGATTTCTTCACTGATTTTTTCAACAAGAAGTAAATCACCCTGTGCTTCTGATATGGTTTTTTGTATATTTAGAAAACTAAGTTTGTTTTCTAGGATATGGATTATTTCTTCTATTTTCATGATTTGTTACTCTTAAACCAATGGTATGAGTTCCTGTGCTCTAGCAACTAAGTGTGACTGCAACAGAATGACATCATAGACATCTGTTCCATCCAAAGCTACATACGCTGCAAGTCTGTTTCCAACCGCAGCAGTACCAGCCTGTAAATCATCTGTTGGGGTGTATGGACTAAGAACCCTGTTCTTAACATCAAATCTAAAGATCTGGCTAATACCAGATGCAACATAGGAATTGATGTATCCCATTCTACCTTCCTGACCGAAAGGAGCATATGCAGCGCATGAACCAGTGTTCATTGCTACGGCACCGTCGATTACGATGTTGGCTGTCCACGAACCAGTGGTACCACCAGCAATATCAAATAGATCGACGGTAGCTGTGTTACCCCCACGGAAGTAATAACAGAACGAGTTACGAGAATTTCTTGGTGTGTCTGGTCTGATTCCAAAAGATGGAACCCAAAAACCACCAGCTGCGTTGTTTGCAGAGCCAGCGCCAAAATATGTGGTTGACCATGCGTTTGTGGCAATACTGTTGGTGCCATTGTTAATCGTGGCATCCATATAGTTGTAAGTATAGGTGGTTGTGTTAGCCGTGCTACGAACCACAATGAGATTTGGATACTCAATAACGAACTTCGCGCTGGAAGACGGAGTAACTGTCCAGTTACCACCACCTAGTGTATACACGGGCGATGGACCAGCAGTATGCAAGGAAATAATTCTCCGCTGACCTACGGCGGTTGGTGTAACGGTATCTTCTACGATTCTGATCTGGAAGTTTCTAAACTCGTTTGCAGCAACCACTGCATCACCAGCCGATGCTTGACCTGTCAAGGTACCAGCAGCGGACGCGGTTGCGGTAAGAGCGAATCTCTGTACAACACCTGTGTCATAGTTGTACGCACCCTTGATGAATCCATCGCCAGGATTACAATCGTACGGTGTATACTGCTCATCTAGCACAAGGATATGAGAATCGGTGCTTATGGTTGCTGGAAGACCAGTTGTTGAAAGACCGCTAGACAGGGTATTCGTTGATACCTCTAGCGATCTCCAGATGTTTGCTGCCGTAGTACCAGCACCGAGCATGAACACACGACCAGCTACAAGCTCATAGCGAGCACCAGTTGCTGGAGTAAAACCAAAAGATGACTCGACGGTAATAGTCGGGGTTGTTCCACCAGTGTTTGCAACGATGTAGCGTTCAGCTGTCTTGCCAGCAACTGTGTCGATGATTCGTAGCTTGAAACCACGATCACCAGAACCACCACGGTTTGCCAACATGTTTACACCGACAGCTGTTGCAAGCGCGGTACTAAGAACTACAGAGGTAGTCGTAGCGCCAGCGGCAATTGTTCCTACAGCACCAAAGGACGGAACAAACGCCATCGCAGCACCAGCACCGAATGTACCAGTCAAAGCTGGAGACTGCACAAAGTTTGATCCCTTTGTCACGATGTTGTATCTGTTGAGAACGCTGTTGCTTGCCAATTGATAGACAAACGGGTTTCTTGAGATATCCGATCTTAAATCGGAACACATAGCTACGGCTGTGGAGTGTGCTGTGGGCAGGGGAGGAACCGATACCCACATCATTCTGTCGATTACTTTCTTAAATATATTGGCCATCAGGTTATCCTTGCTCTATGTATTGCAGCCCAAGCTGCTAAGTTCTGATTTAAAACGATACGATCAGCTGGTAAACCGTTTAGGTTTACCAAGTTTGAAGCTGTGGTAACTGTGCTACAGGTAGTCAATGTTCCAGACTCTAATATTGCGGTATTTCTAAACCGCTGAATCAACTTATCATACCCAAGAGGGGCTAGTAGCGCAGCTAGGATTCTTCTCAGCAGCGAGTTTCCTTCATGCTTGACATCAAGATAGATCTGAAGTTGATCATTAGCATTCATGCTGGATGTATTGTAGTCCAGCACCAGTTCCGTTCCATTAAACGAAACCGCACCTTTTGTGGATGATGCAAAATTATAGATCACGGTGTTTGCCGTGACATTTGTAATTACCAGAATGTTGCTAAGTGAAATAGCATCATCTAGGTTTTTAAAAATTACCTTATTGTTTGCTGGATCAAAGGTATAAGACCCATTGAAATCAATTCCTAATAGTGCTTTCATGCGTTATCCTAAGGCGATAGCCATGGCTATTACAAAATCTTCATCAACACCACCACCAGCTATTGTTTTATTTTTCCATACTCCAGACGAAGATTCGTAAACAAGAGCTTGGTCATTGGATGGAGATGAAATCAAAACATCTGATAATTCAGAAATCTCGTTGTAGTTGTTTATCTTTACAAAGACAGAACCAGCACCACTACCAGCGGACTTGACAACCCAACCAATAAATGTTCCGTGGTTTGGTGCGGTTGGGAAGGTTGTTCTCCAACCACCAGGGGTTGTGTCCGACAGAAACAATGGTTGCCCTGCCGTGTAGGTATTAGTGTTCAAACCAGTAAGCAAACCATAGGTTATAACATACCCATCCGAACCGTTTGCGATTGTCTCTGCGGCTAATCCAACAGTAGGAGCTGATGTTGCTTCCGATGTTGCAAGTGACTTGGCTATGCGTAGTCTGTCTGTTCCCTGGGATCCAGAGATATAGACAACTTCTCCCTTGGAAATCGAACCACCAGAGTTGTTGTGTACATGCTGGTAAAGGCCGTGGCCTAAAGGAATATGCACGGTTGAACTTCCCTGTAGGATAACGGTATCGTGCTCGGTATCCCATGACATCTGACCAGGAAGAAGGGTAGGAGCTGTGATCGTTGTGTCGAACGAAACCTCGTCAGTCTTTACTTCGTCTACAGTTATACTTGGTGGGAGTCCGATTGTAACCGTGCTACCAGTTGTAGTCACCTCGACTTCGTTTGCCGTGCCTTCTATTGTAGTGCCACTTGGAACAACTGGTGTTGTTTCACCAAGCTTTAAACTAAAAAAATCAATAAGAAACTCAAAAGGATCGGTATCAATAACGCATCTAATACCAAACGTAAAATACCCAGAGGGGACATCGGTGGTTATTATGACTTCGGTATCGTTGTTGATTTGAAACACAGCACTGGTTGCACTCAGTTTTTCTATTCTGATCTTTATCCAATCGTTGGCAAAACCAGTTGCTGTTTCAGTTGTTGTTCCTGTATCCTTGGTTTCAAATTCCCAATCACCACCCCTAGTACCAGTGACGTAAACACCTTTTGTCGGTGCGTCTATATCATCGAATAATCCAAGTTGAATTGTATAGTCAGAGTCTGTAGACAGTGGTTTAATTATAAAGTAAGCTCTATTAAAGTTTTCCCAGTTTACAGAATCAAGAGTGTTACCATTGTTTATACTCAGATATCCATTTACGTCGGTATAGCATCTAACAACACCCACATGGTCTGTTTCTGATGGTGCTTCAAGAATTACAGGACCATTTGGATTTAACAACTGTGAGCCAGTCAAAACCCCTTCTGGGTGGGTAGGAAAATAGAGAAGACTTCCAGACGGATTTCCATTACTCTGGGATACAAAGTTATCAAAAATAAGAATTGGCTGTGATGGGTCTGTTGGGTCGATACCACCACTTCCTACATCGTCAAGACTTTGCTTCAGTTCTTCTATCTCGGCAACAACAGACCCAGAATTGCTTGAGTTTAGTTGGTTAGACAGTAAAGACTGGGTTGATTCCGTTGCTTCTTTGACTGAAGCAAGAGTATTGGTTGTTTGCGATACCTGATTAACTGTCTCTAGAACAGTATTTTCAATGCTTTCAATTCTTGTTTCGAGGTTTTGAAAAACAGACGATGAACTGGTTTTTGACAATCGTCTGCTAATTGCCGATTGTTTTTGATTTTTCATCCCTTGCATTTCCTGCCTTTAGGGCATGATTGCTTAGAACCACCTGGACCAGCCCACAAGTTTTTACAAGCCCAATATCTAGCAGATAACTTGTTTGTCGCACCAGAGCAGTTGTGTCTAGCTCTAAAACTCTTTCTAGCTTCTGGACTATAGTTATGGCCATATCCCTTAGCGCCGAAATGAATGATTTTTTCCTGACCGTTGGCACAGGCTTTAACCATTTTCTTCTTACCTGGAGATGTGGAGGGTCTTGGTTTATTACAAGGCATGTTCTTTTTACTGGCCACTCATTCCTCCTTGCAGCATCTGCATTGCTTGTTCAGCCATTTCAGGTGGGATATTCTGTCCACCCGTTGCCATAATGTCTTGCTGAGCAGCAGCACCCATTGCACCAGCTGCATTCTGAGCAAAGATTTTCTGCATTTCCATCTTCTGTTGCTGTGCGGCCAAAGCTTGTTGCTCTGCTGCGATTTCTTCCCGACTACGAACCCAGTTTTGTGGATCAAAACCAAGGGAAGTAATTAAGGATCTGGCGTATTCTTCCCACTTGAAGGAAGCGGCTGCTTCTGGCGGTAGATTACGAACCATTTCGCCCATTTGAAGAAGCTTGGTAATGTCCGATTCCCTGCTAAGAGACTGAAGACCAGTAAGGATCTCAATGTTTAAAATACCGTCTTTTTCATCAAACTGCTGACTTAGTTTTTGATCAATTTCACCGTTTTCCAGCATCAGGTATACTGTTCTCTTAATGATCGGAACCATAAAGTCCCTGGCAATGGCAGAAAAGGTGCCTCCAAGCACGGTCTCAAGCTCGTTGCCAACGGCTCTGATGGCTGTGGCTGTTACACGATCTCCTGTGGGCATTGCTGCGGTTTGGAGCAAGAAACCCTGACCAACTTCCTTTCTCATTTCACCAACGGCGGCTGTTGATATCTGAACCTGGGGATTGATGGTATCCGAGGGGGATATGGTAAAGACGTCTTCTTTTCTGGCTGCAACCCAGGTGCCGTTCTGAGCACCAGCAAGGTCGTCTATTTCGGTCACGCCGCTTGGATTGACACCCATAAAGAAAGTAGAACCAGCCGCCATACCTTGTGTTGCCGCTCTGGTATACGCTTCCAGGGTTCTGATATCGGCATAGATATCCTCTACATGGGATCTACCATAGTCTTCACCAGCCACACTGGCCCACCTGATTATAACATATGGCAAGACATCATAGTAGCCGACCTCTATTATGTTGTCGTCAACCTCTTTTTCAACAGCCCATTGTCCAGAACTAGTTTGATAGACTCTGATGTACACGGTTTTGTACCCGTGCTGGTTTGTCTCACCCGACATGAACTCGTAGGCACTTGCATCTTCTTCATTACTTGGGGAAATAAACTCAAGATATATGAATTCTTTTATGGAACCATTTACATCCCTGCGAACAACAAACTGATCAAGTCTGATCAACCTGAATGAAAAATCATTCTCCATTACAATAAGAACATCGCCAACTACAATTGCATGTTGCATCGCCAAATAAGCGGTTTCTCTTAGGTTGTTTGACATCAACTTTCGATACACCTGGAATGACAGATTTTCCAAGTATTCTTTGATTTCATTGGTTGGTTCCCGTCCATTCTTAAGACCAAAGGAAAAGAAAGGAGTGTCATTAAGTGGAATCAAAACACTTAGGATCTTGCTGGCAAGGGAAGTAACTCCTCTGCTTTGCACGGAAGAGTAAGTCTGAATAAGGTTGTCTTCTCCACTCATGGAGTGGTACGGCAACAGGCTTGGGACGGTGATGGCTGAACAAGCCCGTGCTTTGTCTAGACGGGTTGTTCTTTTTGCATCAAGCTTCTCCCACCTTTCTTTAATGGTTTTTTCAGACTTCATGTACTCTCCTTAGATTGGTCTGTTTTCGGTCTCGTAACCAGGTCTTTCAATTGTAGGCATTGCAAGGTTAGATCCACCACCGAACTCATCGCTGGTTGGCTTTTTGCTTTGAGCAGTCATTTCCTGGAACATCGCGGTTTCTTGCTGTTCTTCACGGGTCAGCCTTACTCTCTTTTCTTCAGCTGCTCTCTGTCTTGACAGTTCTTCAGAAATCCTTAGTCTTTCCCGTTCGTCTCTCATTCTTTGTTCTGCTTCTAGCTGGTACTGCTGCTGTAGGTTAAACTGACGCATCTGAAACTCTTCGTTTCGACGCATCTGGGCATCCATTTCAGCTTGCGTTGGTCCCTTAGGTGCTTTACCTCCCATGTTTATTCTCCTTCTCGTAAAGTGCCTTGATCTTCTCCACCACCTCTATCTGCCCTGCCTTGAATCCCCTTTCGTAGTCCTTTAACTTTAGGTCCGATGGATTCAGCGTTATCAGTTTTGTCAGGTATTCCAGGAGTTCCTTTGTGATCATCAATGCCATGCAATCTGTCCTTTAGAATAATACTAAGTGCTAGTTTAAGGTCTGGATCAAGGATCTGGTTGTTCTTTAATCGGGCTAAGAGTATTTCTAGTCTGTTCATGTGATTACCGAAATGTTGATATTTACTTTCTTGTTCTTTTCAACCTGTTGTTCTTCCAGTGTTGCATTTAGGTTGTCTAAAAAAATCTTGACCATCTTTTTGTTGTGAAAACCGATGTTGACGGTAGTGTGGTTGAGCTTGATAAGCTTGATTGTCTCTGCCGTGACAAGATCAAGATCATACTCTGTTTCAATAAAGTACTGAGACATGGCGACTCCTAGATTTTACAGGAATCCCCAACACAGGCGAATTCTTGAGATCCAGTGGTATTGTCTTCTACCTCATACAAAGACAAAAGACTCCAATTGATTTCCTTTGGCATCTTCGTCATGAGCTCGTTATACCTTTCTTCCGAGATTTTTTCAAAGGGAGTTTGCGTATAGACATTGTCATCCTTTGGCAGGAATGCAACACCAGAAACAAGATCCCAATGATTCCAGACCCAGTCACCGACCCGCATAAACTCGTTGTCTCTATAGTAAACGGTGATGCTTGGTTTGTGGTCGCAGTACCAAAGCTGGTATGCAAGCCACAGGTTGAGCTGACCGATGGCATCGACTTGGTCTGCCGTGACACCTTGACCCTTGCAGGGAAACTCAAAGACAACCATATCTGGCTTGCCATTCAAGGTTTCCCATGGTACGTTCTGATCCATCAAGAACTGGGTAATTGGTTCGTTCTTGCTGAACTGAACGCGACGAATAAAGTAAGGAGCGTACTCTGGGTGGATGCCAGACGGACACCCAGCAACACTGGATGTAGTTCCTTCTGGCTTGACACAGGTGATTGACTTGGATGGGTTGATCCCGATGTATTCGGCCCACTCCGCGTTCACAACTTTTGTAACCGATCTCAGTGCTGTAAGAATCTTTTGCAATTCCTCTGCACCATGACCACCATTCATTAGATTGTTGGAAAAAATACCAGTCATGGACACGCCAAGTAGACGTTCTTCTTCACAGTTTTTCTTCCAGTCCGTTGCCCCGATCTTTTCAAAATATGTGAAGTTTGTCATTGCACTCTGGAGAGTACCAAGGATGGTGGCTGCCGTGATCTTTTTGATCAAGGTAACAGGGGTATCGTCTTCTCTGACTACAATTGTAGAAAGATTGCAGAACTGATAAGGACGTAGGATGATCTCGCTGCATGGGTTTGTACCAAAATCATACGAGTCATCACGACCAACTGCCTTGGCAATTGTCTTCATGGCCTGACGGTTGCAGATACCACGCTCTCCGCTGAATGAATTGTACAACGAAGACCACTCCTTGAGGAAGGTAGACATGCTGGGCTTCTGCTCGTAGACAGCCGAGTTGTTGCTGTTGGACAAGAACAACTCCTTGTCACACCAGTTACCAGACTTTACCGCAGCCATCTGATCATCTTCAAGATCACTGAGAGAAATCTCGGCAGACCTACGGACACCACCACATACGATAACATCTGCAATCATGCAGTGAATTTTATGGGCGCTTACACGGGTAAGCTTGGTATGTCCTTCTTTCATTTCTCTTTCTACGGTCTTAGTAATGAAATCAATAAGCCTGATAAATGGCTCAGGACCACTGGCTCTGCCGCCAAATGTCTTTAGTCTTGCTCCCTTGGGACGAACTTTAGAAGCATCTACGACAGGCACGACACCGTTGAATACGCTATCCAAGAACTGACGAAGAGCGCCAGCCCATCCTTCCTTGGAGTCTTCTACTACAATAACACCAGAATAATCCAGGTGCTTGGGTAGGTCTGGTAGCTGATAGACATACTTACCCTCTACCGAGAAACCATTACCAGTACCGCAGGAAAGAATGTACATGGCGCACTGAAAGTCTAGGAATGACTTGGTTGGCATGTAAGCACAGTTATAGGCACACACATCGTCACGGTCAAGGGCTGGACCAGCAGACCAGAGTGCCCGCATGGAACCAAAAATCTCCTTGTTGTACATAAGATTTCTGGCATCATGCAGGGCTTTCTGAGCTTCAACAGGTAGTTTCTTAAGGTTAAACCTATTGATTAAATAACCAAAATAACGGTCAACGGCCTCATGCCAGGTCTCTCTTCGACCTAGGTCATCCCGCCACCTGCAATACTTATCGACCGCCACGACTTCATTTAGTAGTTTATTGCTCATCCTTGTTCTCCAAAATGTCTCTAATTACATTGTTATTAGGGGTCCATAACTTAATCTCCCCTGTTTCTTTGTTGTAATCCCCATTCCTTAGAATTCTTACGCACCGTGCTTGGGACAGGGCAAACTCTTCCCTGTACATTTCCAATGGACGCTTTTCTTCTGGTCTTTTGGACCAGTCTTCGTCCTGGTACATTGCCATGATAATTGAATCCCAAGCTTCTCTTGGCTTTAGCATAAGAAGTTTTTTGGCCTTAGCTGGACCAATCTTCCACAAACCCCAGATGTTATCGGTAGTATCCCCAGTCATCCACTGTTGATAAAAGTAAAAATCAGCGTCTTCTTGGGATATTGTAACAGGCTCTGGTTCCTTATCTGGGTTCCAATGAATCCCAGGAATCTGCCTAAGGTCTTTGTCAACCGTCACGCCAATTGCCCTGCCAGAGCTGACAAGCATGCCAATAAGGTCATCCGCCTCCAGTCTGGCAACACAACGTGTTGTGCAGGTGTTGTAAATGCACTCTAGGGCAACCTTCATGGAGTCTGGGGATTTAAAGTCATCCCTGTGCTGCTTGTATCTAGGCCAGAAGTCTCGCCTAAAGTTATCGGAACGAGGACAAGACATGGCAACAATAACATTTGTAGAACCCTTGGGTGTCCATAGTTCTATGTCTTTCTTGATCCTGTGGGGCAGCTCGTCAACACCCTCCACATCAGCCCAGAACGCAGCCCTATAGGCTATGATATCTCCGTCAAGTATTGCTTCCATTGTCTTCCTCTAGTTCGATCCAAGACGAATTAAGCCAGTCCTGAACATTGTTCTTGACCATTTCCTCAAGGTCCTTTATTGTTCCCGAGTTGTACAAAACGGCATCATAAAGATCGTCGTACTCAGAGTTAGCCATGCCCATAAAAGCCGACACTTGGTTAGCCAGGGTTTCCGATTCATGTGTTCTCCATTCTGCGTCGTGTTCTGGTATTTTCCGATCACCAGCATAGATAAACAACTGGATAGCGGCTAGCTTGCGGCCAAAGGCAAGTTCGTTCATGTATCGAACATCGTCCTGCACGATAACATACTCCCAGTTAGTGAGCAGTTTGCGTTTATTGTTTACTTCCTTTTCCATGTACTCAAGGATTGCCTTTTCCGTTTCATCCACCCAGTGATCTGGGTTTTTCTTTCTCTTGCTAGCCCCAATCTTCTGGCAAAACTTTCTGTACTCTTCGCTATTGGATTCCTTGGTTAATCCTTTTTTGGCAGCGGCTTTCTTAATCGCATCCGCAAAAGGAATAATGACTGGTCTATATCCAAGTTCAAATGCTTCTTTGCACACCATATGAGCTAGGGTTGTTTTCCCAACTCTTCCAATCCCAGAGATTTGAATTAGTCTCATTTTGTAGTTTGTCCCAGTTTCTAATGATA